ACTGTTTTTAATGGCATCAACCATAACTTCTTTCACGCTGTCTTTAAATTCCTTTTTTGCTATTAAAATCATTGTCACATTCTCCTTTTCCTGCTATACTGTTGTTATGCATTTTTTGTTAAGCACTTTAGACCTGCACGTCTGGGTGCTTTTTTCATTTCCATCCATCACGCTCTTGTGCGATTAATGCCAGTCCTGCGGCTACACAAGTACCCATAAACCAGAATGGCATTAAATCTAATCCGCAGACTAACAGTCCACACCCCATCATAAATGCTCCCATTTTCATTTAAAACGCTCCTCTCTGCATTGCTTGGTTCTCATTTGCTAGCTTTCTTACTCTCCATTTTTCAAATCTTTCTGTATCGAAAATTATGGGGGAATTTTTCTTAGCACCTTTTTGTGCAAAGTCTTGTCCACGTTCCCGATAAGCTTCATCCAGAAACGATCTCGGGAACCCCATTTTCACAAGCTCTCCCATCTTCATAACTGGTTTCGGGTACTCCATGTTTACCTCACTTTCTCCGCTTCTTCCTGCGGTAGTATCCTCTTTTCTTCATTCCTGCCTGTCTGAACGCTACTTTCTTATATTTGCCGTTCTTCTTGGCTTTAATTCTTTGTCCCATTCTTTAAGTCTCCATCAATGTCGGTGTGATAGTTGTTAACTCCGCTTCCGTCCTGCTGAACGTATTCATATGAGTTAAACACATATATCCACACTGTATTTGTCGCTACCAATGCAATGAATGTAATTAGCCAGATTGCAAACCATCTTTTTGCTGTCCGTTTACTTTGCTCAATTACCTCTGTTGCAAAGTATTCTTCTAAGTCTTTCCACTGCTTTGTCTTATCTTCCATTCCGCACCTCTTTCTTGCGGTGTTAAAAAAATTGTGTTATAATCTTCTTGTTTCCGCTAGGCTAGTTAGTGGTTACATTCGCCCTGTGTGGTAGTTCCATTACCGCATGGGGCATTTTTATTTCTTTCGTGCTTCTCTTCTCTTTTTACTTCTGTAGTTGTCGATTAATACAGCTGTGATTTCAAGTGCAATTACTCCTACAGCTCCTACAAATATTCCTAATTGAAATGGTGGAATATACATTTCTGTACTCCTTTCTGTGTTATAATCTCCTTAGGAGGTATACTATGTCTAAAAATCCTTTACCACATCTTGATAAACCAGATGAAGAAACCATTGATAAAATGAAATCTTCTGACTATTCCAAAAATCAAAAGGTTCAAGATGAAATTTTAAAATTTTTAGAAAATGATAAACAGCTTATCAAAGCAATTCGTAAAGAATGGTTATGGACTAAAGGTATGGTCCTTATCAATACTGCTTTAGCTTTTATTTCTGTTGTCATTGCTTTTATTTCGCTATTAGTAGATATACATAAATAGCAAGCATTACTATCATCAAAATCAATGTAGCAAGCTTTATGAAGAAGAGAGTTCTTAAAAACATTAAGTCTCTCTTTTTTTGTTTTCTCGTTCTACCGTAATTTAGGTAATAGAACAAATCATCAAAATTCATATACACCCTCTTTTCTGCTATCTTCTAAGCTTCTTTCCTGTGTTGTTCATGCTGTCCTTAATTTCATCTACTCTTTTTTCAAGGACGGATACTCTCTTTGATAGCTTTCTCATTTTCTTTTTCTTCACTGCTTGTCCTCATCTCCTATCAACTCATCAACGGTAACCTCTAAGATATTTGCTACCTTTTTCAAATTTGCAACACTCGGTACACTGTCATTCCATTTAGAAATTAAACCATTCCCAAGTTCTGCTTTTTTCTCAACGTAGGTAATTGACATACCTTTTTCTTCGCAAATCTTTTTAATTTTGTCATAAATATACAATTCCTTGCTCTCCTTTCTTTATTTCTTAGAAAATATTCAGTATTTCCATTGACTTTTTGCAGAAAATATTCTAATATTAAATTACCACATAAAATACAGATTTTTTTCTGTGATTGCTTTCTGTTTTTACTGAAAGTTTTCTGTGCTATGCTTTTACTATACAGAAAACTTTCTAGTTTGTCAAGCGTTTTACAGAAAAAGTTCTGTAATTTTTAGAAAGGAGATTCTATGACTATTTATGAGCGAATTGAAAGCCTTAGGAAGTCAAAAGGATTATCACAAGGAAAGCTTGAAAAACAACTAGGTTTTTCTAATGGTTCAATTTCAAAATGGAAAAACAGCACCCCGAAAGTTGAGAGATTGCAAAAGCTCGCTGACTTTTTCGGTGTGTCTGTTGAGTACCTCATGACAGGAAAGGAGGAGGACAAAAAAGAAAACAGTGTAATAGACATCAAAGACGAACTGAGAGAATGAGAGATTTACTTAAAAACAGGACTAGACACCCTATCTACTACGATGGGGAAAAACTTGACGATGAATCTCTTGATGCGATATTAGCTCAGTACGAAATGTCACTTATATATCTTAAACAGAAAAATAAGTGAAGAAAGGATATGAATGTATGAATCATAATCAAATTAAATCTATTGTATACAATTTGATTAAAAAATACGAAACCAGAAACCCCGTTAGACTTGCAAAAGAATTAGACATAATCATCCAGATCGGGGACTTAAAAAAAATATCTGGTTGCTATTTAAAGATTCACGAAAGAGATTTTATTTACATAAACGAAAAATTATTAGAAAACGAAAAAAAGTATTACGAAGTATTAGCTCATGAGTTAGGTCATGCAGTCCTGCACAAAGAAGATTTTTATTTCTTCTCATTCGGCAAGAACTGTTATGAGAACTCTATCGAACAAGAAGCACAGACATTTGCTTCTGAACTTTTGATACCAGACGAAGTGATACTTGAACACAAAGATTATACAAAAGAGCAACTTGCAATGCTGACAGGATACACCCCTCAGCTAATTGCATTCAAACAGCTCTAATGTTTTTCTTTTTTTGTTTTATTTTTTTCTTTTTAATTAAATATAAATATTAATTATTATGATACTATATAGGTTATATATAACTATAGTCTTTAGATACTATATATTTATATAAAAGAAAATAAAAATACACTAAAAACATTGTTTTGTCAATCACAAATTAAAAAAACTTTTTGCATAGTGCTGAAAACCGCATAAATACGTGGTTTCTTGCCTGCGATTTGCCTGCGATTGTGGTTGTCACGTTGCTTGTTATACATTATAAAAGGAGGAGTATCATGAAAAAATCATGCAAATTATTAACTGTGTTTTTACTTGCTGTCACACTGGGCGTTTTTGGAAATTCAAATACAGTAAAAGCAAAATCTAAAATTAAGATTTCTAAATCAAAAATTACACTTACTGTTAGACAATCCAAAACATTAAAGGTAAAAGGCACAAAGAAAAAACCTAAATGGTCAAGTAGTAAAAAATCAGTTGCAACAGTTTCTAAAAAAGGAAAAGTCGTTGCTAAAAAGGCAGGACGTGCTACTATCACAGCAAAAATTGGAAAGAAAAAATATAAATGCAAAGTAACTGTGAAGAATAAAAAGAAAACTCAGAATACAGCAAAACCAACCACAACAGTTCCTGCTAATCCTTTAGGTAGCAGAACAAATCCTTATAACCCAAAAAACGGTGTTACAATGGTTCTGTATATTATTTTAAATTAAACGAAGTACGCAAAGGAAACGATGCTATAAATTTATTGAAATCATTCGGGAAATGGGGAGAATTTGAACAGGAAGAACTATCTAACAATCCTAACACAAACCTTGTGCTTTTCACGTTTGATGTATCTGCGATCAGCGGATATGACAAGTATTTTTTAGATGGTTCTGATATATTGAATCCATATTGTTTCTATAATTCATCAGCCACACAAAACTTAGGTGGCGTATCTGCCATTTATATTGATTGGGAATACGACCGTTCAGAAATTAAATTATATAACGGTGGTAGCAGTAAGATGTATGCAGCATTTTTAATTCCAAATAACGTTGCATCTTTCACTTATAGTAACAATGGTTACTGGACAAAATATGACTTTTAAACAATAAAAAAGGACCGTACCCACGTCCAAATAGGTACAGTCCAAAGCACTATCTAAAATATAAATACAAGGTAGTTATCATACAAGATAGTACAGCCAAACACCTATATTGTATCATGACTACATCAGTTATGCAAGAACGCAAAAAAGCCACCGTGAACGCTTGAGAAAAAACACGGTAGCTTCTTTGTGATAACATCGTTGGATTATAATATAAAATTTTAATATAGAAAGTTCATTTATATTGTATCATATCTATATTGTTTTGCAACAGCAAAAAAATCCACTCTTGCATGGCTGTTATTTTTGTACCAATTTTGTGATTTAAATTATTAAAAAGGAGTGATACAATGGCAACAGCTAAATTTAAAAAAGGTAAAGACGGTTACTATTCTACT